CCAAAAAGAGCCGCAAGAGGTGTAAGCGGCAACCATTGCTGGTGACTGACTTCGTTTATCGCGCCGGAGTATTTTTCGTGGACTATCCCTTGTCCCATATCCACCGATGATATCAATCGAACTGATATCTGCCGTGGTCGCGTTCCCATCAAGTGCCAAAAAGCTTCTTTCGGCGGCGCGTGTATCGTGTGGGACCGGGGCAAGTCCCGAAGCCAATTCTTCTCGCCAATTGCACAGGTTACTTTTTTGGCTGGCGGGCCGGGGCAGATTAAGAACGCTGAATAAGAAAAACCCCTGTCGAACGACGCTTTCCAATTAATCCTGGCGGAAGAAATAAACTACTGGAAAATGTCGCCAACAGGGGCGTATATGATTCGTGTCTATTTTATCTTCCGCCAGAAAGAAAGTCAAGTATCATTTGACCCTTATATTATAACACGAATAGAGAAACCTAGCAAGTAAATTCAGCAGAAAGGTGAAAATAAAATGAAGGATGAAATTAAGGTTGTGGTCTTCAGTGATGAGTCATGTGAATACGATTTGCCGGGTAACCCGAAAGAGTTCTTGAAATGGTGGCAGGATAAGTTTGACTTGGTGCCTGCTGAATATTGGGATGTGGCTACAGTAGATTGCTCAACCACCGTCTCTTATGACTGCTCTCGGCTTGACATTGAAATTTATTACTATAGGACCGAGACGGACGAAGAGGAAGCAGCCAGACTAGAGAAAGAAGAGGATAGGCGCAAGTTTATCGAGGCACAGGAGTTGCGCCAGTTTGAAAAACTCAAGGCTAAGTATGGTGGATGATAGATGATTAATCACTATCCTCAGCACCATACCTAAGGTTACGCGCCATCCGTTTCATCCACCCCCGACCAGCACTGCCCCAGTTGCGGAGGTCGGTCATAAACTCTATCCGGTTGGCGATGAGGATCATAATCAAATCAGATTCGCTCAGTGCCCCTATGCGAGCGATTGTGACCGGGCCGACTACTCCATCGTCTTTAACTCCTAACTCGCGCTGTAGGCGCTTTATGGCTGTTTTAGGGCCGGAATTGACACCGAAGTCGAACAACTGAAACGCCACTCCGTCATGGTATTTATCCCAGTGCAACGGGGTTAGGTAATCGCGCTTGTATATCTCAGCGGCTTCCTCAACGGTCAGGTTGGCAATATCTAGGTGGGGGTAGGATCGCTTGCTTACCCCCCACCTGGTTTCTCCACCGGGGTCTGAAGGATCGTCAGAGTATCCGCCCTCGTGTCCCAGTATGCGGATGAGCCATTTCTCTACTGTATCAGCCATCTATCACGCTCAGGGTATTTTTATTCCAAAGAAGGTAAGCAGCAGGAACATAACGAAAGCAACCCCCAGGACCGCGCCGACACTTTTAAAAGTTGACCACTTCACTTCCTGAAGGCGTTTCAATGTAGCAATCAATTCTTTCAGGAACTGGTGTTGCGCTTCGTGATCTTTCCAGTATTCCTCATCGTCGCACAGTTTACACACCCCGTCACTGTGCCTGATATATGATGCAATCGCCGCCCTCGCCGCCCTTTCCGCAATCTCGTCAATCTGCTCTGTGGTCATCGTGTCCATACCGGAAGAGGGTTATTTCGTCGTCGTCTTGAACACGCCGTATTTGTTGGCTAAATCGACCAGCGTAGCAATTACTTTCTCGATGGTGGGCATGGCCTCTTTAGCCCCTTCGTAAGTCGATTCGATAATCTGGCGGATGACTGCGAGTTTGTCCTTGCCTGCACCAGACGCAGGAATAAACTCTTCCAGGGATTTGATAGCCGCGATGATGGAGGGGATTAGTTGCATTACGAGCAGTAAGTATTTCATTTTTCACCTGTTTCGGTTGAGGTTCTTAGTGATTCTCTTTTCTCTATTTCCTTCTCTACCTCTGCTTTTAACGCCCTGAGAAAAAGAAGATTGCAATCGTCGGCAAGGTGATTCATTAACTCCCGCGCACCTTCTTCGGCCCATTCTTGGTGCGGCTTCTGGTATATAAGAAAGTCGCTCAAGGCAATATCAAGACAATCTGAATACTTGTTATATATACTGACCAGCGCAATGGCTTGATGGCCGAGATATATTGGGCCTCTTCGCTCTCTCATTTGCCGACCTTCTTGGAAGTGGCAAAAGTCAGCACGATATTCACCAGCATCATCACCCCGACAACAGCCTCCGTAGCATAGTCAACCATGGTCTGCCACGGGATGTCGCTTTGGGGGATCTCCAAACCAGCGGCCCGAGCTGCGGCTGTAAGCGCGACCAGGATGATGCCGACCTTGTTTATTAGTACCTGCCGGTCTTTCCACGCTGCCGGATCTTTGATTTCCTTGCCTGCCTCCATCGCTTTCTGGAGTGCTGACAGTCCTTTTATTGCGTCAAAAATTCCCATTACCGTCTCCTTTTATTTCAGCATCTCAAAAGGTATGCTCCGCTCATCGCATCGAAACCCATCATGCAGATGTACGAAATGGTCACACGATGGCTTAATTACACCTGACACGCACACGTAGCACTCCATACCCTTAGCCTTGCAATGCCGGTCCCTGACATGCTGAATACCTGCTATTCTTTCGGTTTCAAGTTCGTCGTAGTCAATTTTCCGCATCTCTTAGCCTCTTCCTTCCTTCTCGCCCACCGTTGCAGCAGTCTCCACACCTTGAACACATCCACCGTCACCGATATTATCTTGTCGCCGGGGGGAGGGCCGTAAGGGTCTTCGCTCATGCGTAGCCTCATTTGGCATGTTGCACACAGGGCATCTGCAACCATTCATCCCCCTGTGCTGGCAGTGGGGGAAGACGGCCATTAGTCTTCGGATACCGTCAGAGTCTCATCTGATGTCTCAATCGGCTCGTCAACCACAGTGTCTACTGGTGTCTCCGAGTATCCGCCGCTAGTCGTCGCGGTGCCTTCTTCGCCCGTATTCGTTACCCTTGTCACCGTCTCAGTGTTCGTGCGGCTGTTGGAGATTGTAGAATCGCCGCCCTCGGTGGTCACGTTGCTGGTGCTGCCTGCGTTCTTCCCGATTGAATCAATGACTTCAGTTGCGCCCCACACGCCAAGACCGAACTTAGCAACCCCCGCCACTGTGCCGGTAATGCTGCGCAGTGATTCGTTACGGTTGTTGGAGTCGGCTATCAACACATCGTTGAGGTTCGTTCCACCTGAACATGGGTCAACGCTCTTACCGGTCAATGCGCTGACGAGTTGCGCCGTGGCTTTCTGCTGCTCGATCATAACAATTGCCATGTCTGACAACTTAGAGTAGTCAGGTTTGCTTTGTGCCTGATAGCAAGCGACCCTTGCAGCATCTTTGTCCATCTCGACTTGGAGAATGCCATCTCCTGCTTCAAAATTGTGAAGGCCGCAGCCGGTCAACATTACGAGTGCGAATAGTGCGATGAGTGTTTTCATAATCTTACCTGCATGATATGTTTACGTACTGAGGATGGACACCATAGCGGCTGTGTATGTATGCCCCACCGTGAGACCCCTTCTTCCACACAAATCCTTTGCGGCTTCGATTAGCCTTCTGCGCCCGAACGAAATACGTCCCGCCAGATGAGAACGTAACCTTGCATACCTTGCCAAATCGTGACATAGGACCGGGGATACGCCAGGCCGACCTTCCTCCGTTCCTTAGTCCATACGGCTTGAATGAACCAATACCGCGATAGGCATACGACCCGTATTCATCGCCCATGCCCTCATCTACGGATACCGCGTCGCCGTCAACGATACCATCCGCCTCGTAGTCGGAATCAGGCTCGTTGAGGGTTCGGTCATCGTCGTCCTGTGCGCCAGGGTTATAGACCTGCGATGTGTCGGAGGCTGAAGCGCTGGGTTTGTCGCCGTCCGAGCATCCGCAGAAAATAAGTGTTAGGCATAATAGAAAAAATATATGGAGTTTCATTTCACCACCGGAGTTTGTACCACTACGTCAACCACGACCGTAACCCGCAGATTACCCGGAGTGCCGTCAGGCGCAGGGTCGTAATGATAGCATGGAGAGTGTGGGGTTTCGTTGCCCCCTTTGTCAATTGCCGTCAGCGTGTAACAGGCATCGGCATCTGAGATATCAATATCCCCTGAGTATTTCCTAGCTACTGGATCATTGAAGGTGGCAAGTTTCACCCCGTCCTTGTACAGCACAAATCCTGCCAAGTCGGAAGCGGTTGAATCGTATCCCCACTCGACCGTTACGGACCTATTCGCTGCTTGGGCAAAGGGCGATACCATCAGTAGTGTGATTGCTAAGATGATTGCTAAGATTCTCGTTTTCATTTGCACTCCTTAATTTTCACATCGGCCCCGCAATCAGCCACAGCACCGCCGCCAGTTCGATAGCGAGCACTACGAGCAGGGTGTTGATGATGCTGGTCATATCTCTTCCACCTTCATTTGTATGTCGTGCTCCCATTTATGGCCTGCTGACGTAGTACATCGGAATGTCAATTTATATGGACTATTCGCCTCAGTTCCTGCCTTGACCTTGACCGACACTGCCCACACACCATTAGTCAGAGTGGTCTGGTCGGTCACGGTTGCCGTCGCATCTGTCCCTGACCGATCTGTCGCAGTAGCAGAGCACACAGTAATTGCTTCCCCACTGGCGAAATTGGCCCCGAAAGAGACGGCAACCATAAACTCTTCATAAGCCTGCTTTGTAATACTTTCCATCAGCCGCCCCTTGCGAACTCTGTCATTGCTTTAGACTTTTGGTATTCAGTCTTAACTTTCTCTCGGTAAAACTCAGTATCGAGTTTTGACTTCGTGTATTCTTTTACTACCCCGATGATTGCCGTGTAGACCACTCCCCTCAATACCGCAGCGTCTGCACCTGATTCAGACGCTATGAGTATGCCGGGTATCTCTAGCGGGGAGAGAAAAACAGCGGTATCGTTGCCAACTTCTTGCGCGGTCAGGGTGCCGACTACGGTTACAGTTCCTGAGAATGCTGCCGTGTCAGGGGATTCCTGCGCCTCGACCACTCCTGAAACAGTCACGGTCCCGGCGAATGCTACTGAGTCATCCCCTACCTCAGAAACCGTCAGCGTACCGGAAACAGGCGCATCCCCTACAGTCCCGGAGAAGATCACCGAGTCGGTCCCACTCTCGTCCGCGACCAGTGCGCCAACGACGAGAACGGTTCCTGAGAAGGCAAGTTGGTCCGCTCCCTGCTCTGTTGCCGCCGCAGTGCCGGAGATGTAAACGTCACCAGCGAATGAGGCGGTGTCGGGCTGGTCTGTGCTTGCGAGTGTGCCGGAGACAATGACGTCGCCAGTCATCTCCGCTGTGTCCGCCCCGACCTCCTGCCCTGCCAGTGTTCCTTGATTGGCAGAAGTAACCCCCTCTCCAAGCATGTAGACAGTATCTGTACCTGTCTCAGTTGCTCCGAGTGTTCCGGTGATGAGAACATCGCCTGCAATGTCCGCCGTATCACTACCAGCCTCGGAGGCGACAACCGTACCGGAAACGATATTTGTAGCAAAAAGTATATCCGCCCCCGACTCAGTAGCAGCGAGTGTGCCGGATATACTTGCCTCAGCGAAACTGAAATCAGTAGCGTTATACGCAGGCGGGGTATAGGCTTCCTCGCCTTGGAAACTGAAATCAGTTTCGTTATATGGGGGAGGCGTGTAACTCATACAGGTGGGGTTTGTCTTAAAATGAGGTCGTTGTAGGTCGTACCAGCGGAATCGTCTAAACAAACAACGTCGCACTCTCCGATAGGTCCAGTATTAATTGAGTACGCCCCAGTAGATCCGTCACTTACCGTTTCCCCGACAAACGCCCCTGTGTCTCTCCTGTAGAACCTGACGGTTCGTGCCGTGGGGGTGCCTGTCGTATCAGTGATAACGCCTGAAATAACCTTGGAGGACGGTGCTGCTGACTTGTACGGATGATCAGCAGGCAGATTGCCCTCAAGGCCGAAGCGCCACAATAACCACCCCTCAACACACTGCCTGTAGCCATCTGACAGTTTGGTCGTAATCAGCCAGTAAGCAACATCGGCACTAAGATCAGCGGTAGTCCCAATACCACCAAAACGCATCGTGGTGTCAAGGGGTGTCCACGTCGGGCCGGTCAGTGTTCCTTCCTCCGCCCCGGCATCTACCCGAGACGTGGTCCGCCCAGCCCCGTCTGATTCTGAGTAAATAAGGTGCCAGGTCGAATCAAAGGCAACCGTTGTGCCGTGAACCGCGTAGGAAGTCCCGTTATTAAAAAAAACCCTGATCTTGTTGTAGGGAGAAACATCATCGGAGGCCAACAGTGCCATGCGTCCTGAAACAGTCGTTCCAGCGTGCTGTGCCAGAATGTTCTTATTGTTCTGGGCTGGGGCCTTGATAATGCAGAATACGGAAAAATTATCATCGGCCAGCACACGCGGGCTGGCCATCATCTTAGTGGCATCAAGCCGCATTATGTCGTAGCCGTTCAACTCGGCAGTAACCAGGGCGGGCTGTGCTGTAGTGGTGGCTTGGGTATAGTTGAGCGTCCCACCGATCACATTGTTGAGCACTGAAAAACCTGTGACGATGGTCCGCGTAGCCTCGTTATCAGGGTCAATCTGCTGAATTATCTGCGTCGAAAGTTCAGCAGGAGTCCATAGTGGCATTAGCTTTTACCTCGTCTACGCGTGAGTGATGGTTGCCGCCGTGATGGTTACGGTCTGCCCTGCTGTGATGCTCACACTGTCGAGGATGATGTCAGTTGCCGCCGTGCCAACCGTCAGGCCGGTGATGATGTCGGTCGCGTCGCTGGTCCTGATCCTGGCCTCCGCCGCTGTGCCAGTATTGTCCGCAGCCGTGTCGGAGTGTGGCATTGTCAGGGTGAGGACCGCGCCAGATGCCGAGCCGCAAGGGTCAGTCAACGGGATGGTGGCAAGGACCGAAGCCATGCCGGTGGTGCCAATCTCAATGTAACCAGCGCCAGTCCCTGCGTCGATGGCAGTGGCTACTGCGGTCATTCTTGCTTGCTTTACTGCCGATGTGTAGGTGACAGCCATGATTTACCTCAATTGTTTGTTAGGCTTAAAATTAATCTGCGAGTTGAACCCCTACCGCATTAGCAGTGATGGGCTTGACGAATTGCAAAGTGATGGGATAGGTGAGGACAAGTGGGGCAGCCGTAGCCCCCAGAGTAACAGCGGACCCGCCAGAGTAGAGAGGGAGCGCCGCGCCAGCCTCATCGACAACATTGACGGCGATAGTCTCAGCAACGAGTAGCCCGGATACAATTATTGTCCTTGGCAATGAACTGCGACCGATGACGATTGACTGGGTATCGGCAGCGGTCTGCTTATTTATAATCATTGGCATCTTATTGTTCTCCAATTATTTGTTAGGCATAAATGACGTAGGAATCCATTAAATGATACATTATACCATGTTTCTCAATTCCTAGCAAGCAAATAGAGCAGACTACGAAAGAAAAGCCTGTATCATAGCAGTACGCCGTTTCTCGATATCATCAATTCGCTTTGAGTAGTCGCGGCCCGTGGTCTTCTCCAAATTCTTCAGTCGATTGACGATCTTCCGCCGCTTGTTCAACTGACCTTGCAGCCGGTCGATTCTCTTCAGCCTCATCAGGTCTGCGCGGTATTTCGGCAGCAAGGTTCTATCGGCCTCAACACGCTCCTTAATATCCCTGAGTTTGCTGCGCTCTTTGGCAAGTCTGCCGTTCCACAACTCTTCATTGCTCTTTGCGCCGCGCCCCATGTGCCAGTATGCCAACTTGCCGACGATGGGGATTGAGTCAAGCGACTTCAGCCCTTTGCCGTCGCCTGCTGACATGATATCGCGGCCTGCGCTGTCGATGAACTTAAACGGGGGGAGTATCTGTTTGGCGATTGCCGAGCCTACGCCCTCAGTCCGGGCCTTCCATGTGACGAACTTGCTTACACCAAATAATCTCAGCACGTTGTCAACCGTCCTATCTTCCAGCGATGTTTCCCTACTGAGCAGCAGGTCTTTCAACTCATCCGCCCCGGCATTAGCCAGTACCAGCATCATCGACAGATAGGCAAGGTTACGTATCCCTTCGATAACTTGGTTGCGCTCTCCGGTCTTGATCTTGTTGTATGCCTCATTCCGGTACACATCGAACTGCTTCAGTGTGTAACTTTTGAGCATATAGAACAATCGCCCGTTGCCAGCCTTGAGGTATTGCTCTGACATTTCCGATAGTGCGGCAGGCTGGAAGTCAAGGAGTCGGCTGTAGACCAGGAGTTTTACGTTGTCGGTGATTGCCTTGTTTTGCAGGTCGATGATAACTGAATCGGTTTCTTCTTCAAAGATATGGTCAATCTCCGCTCTCAGTTTATCCGGCTCAGATACGGCTCGTTTCTCGTACTTTTCCAGTGCCGCGTTAAGCAGAGATTCTTTACCGATAGCGTCCATCCTCTCAAGTTGTACTGCCTTGAAGACCTTGTTGACCACGTTGCTGAGTGTCCCTGCATCAGCGAACTCTTGGGCGATGCGCTCAATCCCTACGTCCTCCTTGGTTATACGTGACTGTTTTGCCACCGACTTGTAGGCGTGTTTGATTGCTGAGGGCAGACCGTAAGCGTAGGCGGTCCATGCGAAGTCACCTATCTGTGTTATGGCTGAGGTGAAAGAACCCATCGTGTCGATGTAGGAGAGGTTCTTGTATGCCTGGACTAATCCCCTGGTGCCTGCTTCGTGGAACCTTGCCTTGAGGATATTCGTTACCTCTTGCTCCTGTGAACCGTCAATCTCGCCAGTTTTCAGAAGGTCAATGATATATGTGGCAATGTTGTCGTTATAGTCGCTCTGCGTTTTATACCTGTCGAGGATAGCCTGATACGAGTCGATGTTATCCCTGATATCCTGCATCCGCTGTTCGTCGGGGTTCTCGCTTGCCTGAATCTCCCTCAGTTTCGCTTGCGCCTGGTGCAATGCTTTCTTCGCCTCGGAAACATTCTCAGGCATCCGCCCGAAGAACCTCCGCGCCTCGATATCCTTCCTCATGCTGTGGAGATAACTTACCAGAGCAGCATCCGACCCCATGTAATACCTGTTCAACTCCGGGGGGATGCTCTTTATCTTGCGCTCTTTCGTGTTGCTCGGTGCGTACAGTCCCGTGCCGCCGCCAAGGATAAGGTTAGCCACGATATCAGCCTGCATCTCAGGTGTCATATCAGCAACGGTAATCCCCATCTCCTTAGCCCGTTTCTTCAACGCATCAGAGATGTTCGCCCGCTCCGGTCCCTTGCCGATAGCATCCAAGAATCCGCGTGAATCTTTGATGATACGGGGGGAATAGTCTTCGATGAACCCTACGTCACGCCCTACGGCAATTGATTCATCGCGTATCCGCTTGAGCGTTTCCCTGTATGCCGCGTATTCATTCTCCATGCGGTACTTGGCAACCAACTCATTTATCTTGTCAGCGTCGCTGTTCTTCCTCGCCAGATCCCAGTCAGCGAAGTCGCCCCGGCTCATCTTCTTAGCCTTGTTCAGCAGACCCTGCACCGCCTTAACGTCCTTGCTATGCCCTGTGCCGATTGCAAAGTCCAACTCTCTAACCTTCGCCCGGAGTTTCGGATTGATGTTTCCCAACCGAGTAGAGACAGCACCAAGGAACTTGTCAACTCCTGCGACCACCTGACGACCGACCGACTTGACGCTACGAATCGCCTCTGCCTTGCGATTTACGGCATAGGCTCGGTTCTGCGCGTATGCCTCTTCGCTGTTGGGGGTTGCAGATGCCGTGTACGACTTGGAGTACCGGATATCCCCTGCGTCCTCCATTATGTTGGGGGAGGTGCGATTATGTTTTGCCACCAATTTATCAAACTCATCCCGCCCGTCCCGCAGTCCTTGGCTGGCAACACTCCTGACATTATCCTGTGCGTCTATTTCTTGGGCTGTATAATTTGACCCGTAGACATCATTGTATGCCTTGTATATCTCTCTTGGGTATTTGCTTCCACCCTTCAATGACGACGACTCACCCTTATACTGAAACTCACCGTTGGAGATTTCTACGTCAGAAATTGGCAATTCAAACCTGACTACGTTCTTGCCATATCCGCCAGCCCCCTCGTTGCCGGTGGCATCCTTTCCGCTCTCGGTTGCAGACAAGAAATCACCGTATCGTAGTTTCTTTATTACCGATTTTGATACATTTGCCCCGCGATACAGAATGATCTTGCCGTCTATTACTTCGGCCCCCATCGCCCTGAATGACTTTGTTTTATCTGCGATTTCTCTTCTCGACATGGACATCATTGTATCATTCTGCCCATTTTTATCAACACCAGACACCAGCACATCCTCAACCTTCTGCCCCGGTTTAAGCAACCCCTCCTTCTCCAGCATCCGCCGCAGTGTGACCCACGGCGGAATAGCCTTGCGCTGCGCCGGGGTAAGGTCGAGGCGGGCTTGTACTAGGCGGGACTCTGCTTCGCCGGTCTGCGTTAAATACGATGTAACCCTGTCTCCGGTGTAACCACTTGCATTGTCGAGCAACTTAATGACATCTAATGCCCTCTTCTCGTCTAACTCAAGAAAGAACTCACCATAAGCGGCAAACTCTGCTTCATTCATCGCCTTGTCGTACTTTACGCCAGTGCGCTTAGAGGCAACGTATCTTTCCCCCTTGAAGTCCTTTACGAAGTTGTCAATAAACTTCTTGTATTCTGCCGACTGCTTAATCTTTTCTTCCTGCTCGCGGTATCGCTTGTTAATCCTTTCTGCCAGTTCTGTATCGGTGGGAAGTGACTTATCGAATGGATTGCTCCCCTTGGCAAAACCTTCCTCGGTCTGGATAATATGCTGCGATTCATGGGTTAGTGTAGACCGTTGCTCCTTGCTTGGAAGGCTTGAATTGATACGGACAATCCGTTTATTCTCGTCAAAGCTCCCCCGCTTAGTAGCCCCCATATCCTCAAACCGCACCCGCACCTTAGCCAGTTGCGGATAGTCAGCGTAGAGTTTCGGATGGGTCAGTACGTCTTCCAGATACCCGTCCTTCATCTTCACACTGGACAGGCTATCGTCTATCTCATACGACCACTGCCCTTTACCGGGGATTATCTCATACCACCCCGTATCGCGCCATATCTTACGCCGAGCCTCGCCGGATTTCTGCATCGCTTTGGCGCGGGATAGGGCTGAGGTGTCGGCTTGCTTGGCTTGGGGGCCTGCGAAGGATGCCAGAATGTCTGGGTTGGTGGGATTCCACGTTTGATTGAAAATGGATTTGATTTGGGTGGGGTCAAAGGCTACGTAAGAATCTCCTTCTCCCTCATCGTTGTTTTCGTTCTTATATACAAACCCGTCATAACCAGCATATTTCAACGCAGTAATAAGCCTTTGCGGGGTTGTTACATAATCCAAGTCTATACCTTTACTCTCCAATTGAGGTAAAAGTTCTGCTACGCCAAAGTATCCTGGGTCTTCCACCCTGAGCGGGTTTTTTATTGCCAGAAATACCGGGATTAACCTTTCGCCATATTCAGACGCTTTGCCCTTCCCTGCAACATGGTTAAGACCCCTGGTTGATTCTATTCTTCCGTTGGCTTGGGGGGAAGAACCAAAATGAAAACCTATGTCTGAGCCTGGCACTTGTTCAAAATGATTAAAATCAGCCCTTGTAGCATGGTACAAAACTAACGGCGCTCCATCCTCGTCCACTATTTTACTTCCATCAAACCACTTCTTAAACGCCGCCATGTTCTGTATCTTTCTCATGGCAGAACTTAAACTCATCTTCGCATCCTGTGCAAACGAATTTACGCCAGCCTTGCCACTCGCCAGCTCAGCCCGCCCCTTCTCGCTCATAGTCTGCACCATGAGTTTAGCCAGTGCCTTGCGCGTAGCCTTCAGGTCGGTGACGTATTGCTCTGAACCGAATCCCCGTGCGGAGAACTTGGCAATGAGGCTGTCAATCCATGCACGTATCTTAGCGGCAATCTTGCGAAACTTTCTGGGGGATTGTGCCGCTACCTCGTTCCAGAATGACGGGTTATCAAACGAATCACCAAGGAGGTCGGCAATGATTTCCCGGCGAAGATTGATATCATTGCCAGTGAAACTTATCTTGTCACGATACTTGTCAACGTCCTTGAGAAGCGGAGACACGATATCGTACAAGTCTTGATACTGCTGCGGATGGGATGTTTCAAGGTGGTGCGCCAGTTCATGTCCATACACTGTATGCGGGGCAATGCCTGTGCGCGGGTCGATGAAGATGTATTCAGAGAGTTTGTTATTCGGGACTATCAGGCCGTTGGTACTGAAGACATCACCGAGATTAGCCCAGACTATTTTTCTGCCAAAGATTTCAGCCAGTCGCTCTGCACTTTCAAAATCGCTGCGCGGCACTCCGCCCATGTGGACTCGCCCGCTTCGATGCTTTTTAGCCAAGGTGTCAGGCAAACGCCAGGGGGTGACTTTTCTCTCATCTCCGATAACCTTTTCCAGATCTCTTGCGATTTCGATTTGCTCATTGTTCACCTCTAATCCGAGTGGATTAAATAACGATGTGTCAATTCCGCCAGACTGCTCCAGTGCCGCTACTACTCGGCGTTGGCCTGGGGTTAGGTCTGTCCTTCTGCCATCAGGCGGGATTGTGTCAGAGGCGTTGATTATATCAAATGCTTCTGTCTCAGGGGCAAAATATGCGGCGGCTTGGGAATACTTTATGCCCCCTGCACCCCTGACCTTCTTCTCAAAGTTGTCGAGGTGGTAGGCTGAGTTTGGGACTTCAAACTGATAGGTTTTCCCGGCGTTCTTGAAGATGTGCGGAAGTCCTTCAGGTTTCGCCCGACCGAGTAAATACTGTTCAGCGAACGACTTGGCACTATTCAGGTCATCATAAGCCTCGCCTATCTTCTCTTCAAAGCCTGATTCAACATGCCCTTCGTGCCGATACAGTTGCCACTTGTTCCCCCTCTTGTCGCTGACCAAATCATAATCACCGATGAGGCTATACCACTTCCGTCCTTGACTCGTCCGCTGCTTGGGCCATGCAATTGTCTTCGCGTTTTCAAACCCGTCTGCCGGTGCTGCTGGAGGAACTTGCTTCCGTGCTTCGGCAATAGCCTCAAGCATGTTGGCTTTCTTCGCGTCGTTCCCTATCTTCGTGCGGTCGGCTACTATATGGGTCTTGCGCTCACGTTCCTCGTACTCCGTGTTCACTCCCGCAGCCTGTTCATCGGCCTTCGGGGGGGAGGGTTGAACAGGCGCGGTCTTCTCACTACTGGGCTGGGGGGATGCACCAGAGGTCACACTTTCCGTTACCTCCTGTGCAGCGGAAGAAGCCCCCTGCATGTCGACACCGACATTACCAGCATTTATGTCGGTGTCGGCATGTACCACTTGTGCGGATGTGGTGACATCTTGTCTGGTTTTCCGGGCCTCAATTTCCCGATCTACTGCGTTCATTTTTCCGCTTACTTCAAAACTCGATTGCCCTCCAAGCTCAGGATTCACACGACCATTGATAATGTTTGGCGTTTTATTCGCCCAATCGTTTAGATCATTCCTGGTCTTTTTCGCCTCAGCGGCCAGTTCCTTGTCGGAAAGATTGCCAAGATTTTTCACATACGGTTTTATAGCATCGCGGGCAGACAGCCATGGATAATCTTTTAAAACCTTCGGCGATATTTTTTCACCACGATTATATGCTTCTTCTACAGAGTCCCGGTGAGAGCCTGAACCACTTGGGGCAGAGAAGGAAATATCCCCGCCATTTTTTGCATATTCTTCCCTGCTCATCTGCCAAGGCTCTTTTACACCCACCATCTCCCCACTTTCCTCAACCTTGGGAGTTAATGGGTTGGTTGGTGCGCTTATTCCAGCGTTCTTGTGGTACTGTGCAAGCGCTTCCGTTACAGTTTTCTTGGTATCGTAATCGCTGCCATTTGAAGCGTAATATCCATCAGAAACTACTCGACCATTTTTACCCATGCGAGATGCGCTGATAATCATCCCCTTATCAAGCGCCTCTTTGCCAGATACCCCGAACCTCTCTCTATTATCACCGTTGCCAAAGACCCCTTTTGTTGCTGCAATTACTTCCTTTTTCGCTTCTTTACTAGCAACCTTTTCGGTCCAATCCTTGTCCAATTTTTCAAGTCTTTTCTTGGCAACACTAACTACTTCGTCTGAATATTGTGCAAGACCGGGGACGTATTTGTATATCTCTCCACTTTCTATTCCAGAAAGGATAGATTTAACATCACTTTCAGGCAGAACATTTTCCAACCTATAAAACCAGTCAGAAATTTCTTTTGGTTTGTCGTTTTCGACATTGCCCGGGGATATGGCGGATTCGACATTGACCATCTCAGGACCAGATGTGCCGCCAGCATCCCGCAAGTTCCCCGTAACTGGTGCTTCCTGATACTGTGCGCCTGCCGACTCTCGGAGATTGCCCGTAACCTCAGCGCCAGCGTATGCGCTACCAGCAGCGTTGCGGACGGAGCCGGGTGAGGCGGATGGGTTGCGGGGGGGGATGGTGTCAGTTGTCCGGGTGGCCTCTGGTTCCGCCTGCTGATGCTCAGGCTGGATAGGCGTAGGATAGTATCGGTCGTCAACCTTCTTGACCTCGTAAGTCTCCTTCGTGCCGCCGAGTCGCTTAATCTCTTTGTTCGCACCGGAGACAGTCTTGTATCCCTTAGAAGGCTCTACTTGCCCCTGTGCGGTGTTTTCAGGCTGAAGGGTATCAGTGGCCGCGTTGACCTCCGGTTGTGCCGTGGGGGTATCCTCAGTGGCCTGAATCTGTGCGTTAGGCAATTCCTGTACTGGGGGTTCAATTGCCGGTTGGGGTATACTCTCAAGCGGGGGAGGCTGGGCAAATGATATCTCCGTGCCCGCCGCCGTGTTGCGAAGTGACTCAGGGGATTGGCTGCTCTGCCGTGCGCCTAGTGCCGGGGTGGTACGTGTGGCTTGGAGTGCTTTGCCTATCGGGCCGGAGGGGGGGGGGTGTGCCGGTTCCTCGCTTGGCATGTTCCGCGAAATTCCGCCCATTGCGCCACCGAGTACGCCGCCGCCGACAGCACCCATCACGCCGCCGAATCCAGTTTCACTCAAACTCTCTGAGGTCAGTGGGTTGTCACCTGATGCAATCTGTTCAACGGGACTCTGTACCAGTTCCTCAGCACCCTCAACCGCCGAACCTTCCAATGCGCCTCTTCCGATAGCCTTGGGTAAAGTCGTTGCGGCAAACTTCTCAGCCAGTTTAGCCCTGCCCTCTTTCGTCATCGCGGCAAGTGCCCAGTTCTGCGGGCCAAACTTGGTTTCTATCAGACCGACCGTACCGGCACCCAATGCGGCAATAGCCTTCGACTTAGCCGATTCCTGCGCCGTAGGATCGTTGATTATCTGCTTATCCCTGATACCGCCGAACGATGGGAGTGCTGCAATAGCCATAGGACCGAGCCATGAAATAGCCTGACCAGCACCAGCGACTACCGGGGCGAGAGGGCCAGCGGCAGGAGAAAGAGCGGTGATGCCCTGTCCCAATGCACGGACCCCGAGCATCCCGGCCATTGACCCGCCAGCATTACCGACAGCCTCTTTAACCGTAGTCCAAGGCTTATCTGCGATATCGGAGAACCCTTGTACCGCTGTGGGATTGGCATCAATGACAGACTGGCCGTATTGCTTGACTGCGTTGTCGGTGCCGATACCGGGGATGAAGTCAGCGGCGGCTTGACCGGCACCTTTGATGGTCGCGCCTAGTGCCTGCTTTGCAGATGCCTTGAATCCGCCTTCGGGTTTTACGTCAAAGATGTCATCAAACGCTCCAGCCTCGTCGCTCTTTACGCCAAATATATCATCAAAATCGTTTGCCATTTATTGCGCCTTTGATTTGTGTTTTGAATAACTTAGTTGCGATGATTATAACATATATTTGGAGCAATTGCAACGGAAACATTTATTGCTTGAATGATTCCCCATGTTATGCGATACTTCAGCAGGAGGTCGATATGAAAAACAACACACTTTATGCCTGTGCCGCCATCGTTCTGGCAGCAGTTGGGATATACTATTACAACCAACCGAGGACGTATGAAGATTGCCTACTGGCAAACATGGACGGTGCCGAAACTACACAGGCCGCTCTATTCATTAGAGCAGCCTGCCAGAAGAAATTCCCCGAGTCATTCAAAGCCACACAAGCGAAATACCCTGAAGGTGCCTTTGATGACATTTTCTTTCCGAAAGACTAAATAGCCATCTGCGCCAACCGCTCCCGTATCTTCGCTATCATCTCCTGTTGCTTCTCAGGAGTTGCCGCGTCGAATGCCGCTTTGTACTTGGGGTTTCCGTTGATGATACCTATCTCTGACATTGCCCCCTCGCCGCCAATCTCCACAGCCCCACCAGGATTGTCAGGGTCTACTGCGTAGGGTACTTCTGTCGTGATGCCGGTTATCGGATCGGTGGTCTTCCTCGTTGTCACGGTAGCCTTCGTGTCTTTCCCCTGCATTGCCAGTATCTGAGACTTGAGTATATTACGCTCTACTGGATCTTTTGAGGCAATGAGCCTATCCTGCAAATCGTTGAGTTGCTGTTTCCCGGCAAGGTCTAACTCTGCCCCCTTGGTCTGCGCTCCACGTAAGGCATTCTCGCCAGTTACATTTATAGCGTCAATGGCATTCCTCTCTCTTGCAGCCGCTGACACTAAATCCTGGCCCCTTACGTTGGTCATGTTCCTTTCGTCTTCTTGCCTGATGCCTGCCTCTACCTTCTCCCTGCCCATCCGCTGACGGTCAACAATCATCTCGCCAATTGTCTGAGGTTGTGGTGTTTCATTCTTAATCGGTCTTGCTCCGAAGAACTGCCCTCGCGGGGTGTTCTGGTATGCCTCGTATCGTGCCATCTGTGCAGTCGGGGCAACGGGTTGAGCCATGAATGCTTTCCTTGCGCCGAGTGACACACTGGGGTCAAAGGATACGTCAAGGCTTGACCTCTTGTCTTGTCTTGCCCCAAGCATCTCCCCCGGTGCCCTAACGGGTTTGTCAATCGGCACCCCGTCTTTTGTCCATGCTGTTTTTCCGCCCCTGAGAGAAATCATTTCCCCGGTCTGAGAATCCTTTATCCAACCCTCGTCTGCTTTTAGAGGCTCTTGCTGGACCGCTTGTTTCGGCTGGAAGGTGTTTTCCCCCGGCAACAAAACATCGTCAGGCTGCAACTTCGGCAACGACTGTACTGGTTCAGTGTTTACGATATTCTTCCTTTCCGCTTCCGGCACAACCTCGCCAGTTACCGCAGTCCTGACCAGATTTGCACCCGCGTTAATGGGAACACCAAGGAGCCTGTTTGTTGGATCAATCACTCCCCTTTTAATGAACTGTCCAGTAGCAGAAGCGATATCCCCCGGCGCTCTCCTGGCAATTACGCCTAGCCCGCTTGAAACGCCACCTTTCGCCATTGCTTCGCTTGCCAGCCTGCCAGTCTCCGCACCCCGCACTCCACCGGGAATGGATTCAGCAGAAGGCATAGGCACTTGAGCGTTTGCGCCTGCCGGTCTGCTTGCAGTTTTCAGCGCACCGGCACTCGGCATAGTCCCGCCACGCATGGCAACTGTCCCTGTGCCAAGGTGGGGATATTTTCTTTTCTTATCTTCGGCCATATCAATTCTCCTTATGCAAACGTGCTTTGTGCGGAAGAAACTACGCTATTCAGTGAGGCGAGTGCTGCCTGTGCCGTCTTGCCGAATACATCAGCGGCGGCGGCAAGTGCCTGGACCTTGACGCTATCGTTGTCTGTCGCATTCGTCCGACGATGTTTGTAAATGTCAATCCCTGCCTCAAGTTCCGCAAGTTTCGACTGCAAGACCATTTGGTCACGGTTCTGTCTTGCCCTGTACCAGTCAGCCGCTGCACTCATCATTTTCGCCTTGATATCGGTATTCAGTGCTGCGATTCTTGCCGCTGCGTCTGGTGCTACCGCCAGTGCCCTGATATAATCGACTGCCGCCTGCATTGCCGCAATGCGAGACTCAAGGGCTTTGCCAATGGCAAACTTGATTGTCTCGATTTCGATCTCAAGTTGTTTAGCTGCCATTGAGGTAGAGGCAATGCCGATCTTCCCGGCTTGCTCGTAGTCAACCCGCTCCATCTTTCTTAACATAGATCCGGCAGGAAGCATGATGCCTTTTGCGGAATACCCTGTGACAATCTCAGCCTTAACCCTTGCCCCATCTGCAATGTGCCGCTCTCTGTCACGCTGCCATACCGCATCCTCAATAGCAGAATTAATGCCGGTGCCGCCATTGGTGATCGTATTTACCAGCCAAGTCGTAGCCTCGTCAAATGCATCGTTCGCCAATGGGTAGTAGGTGGCGAAGAACCCGGCGAGTTGGTTTGACAACAGCGCAATCAATGCGTCACGTTCTGCCTGGTAGTCATACTTTGAGTCTGCCGCTGTCGGTATTTCAGGTTCTTTCGCCTCAACGATGAACCCTGTTGCTGAGGTTGGTGGGGTAAGGTAAACCCCTGCGTTGACCCTGATAAGGTCTTCTGCCGCATCAGCCGCCGCTCCTGTATGCTCTGTCGCTGTGGCGAGTGCGTTGGTAATTACTTGGTCGATGAACTCTGATGCTTCAGACATTTATATTTTCCTCGACAGTGCGACAGGCTCAAATGATATCGAATCAAGATCAATATCAGACCCATTCTGATTGAGTAAAGTGAAATTGAAATAGTTCCCGGTAAGCCCCTTGCCAATGTCAATGCGGTGATTCTTTATGTCTGTGCTGGAACTCCGTGCCTCGTAAGTGTAGGCTTGCCCGTCAGCGTCAACCTTGAGATATACCTTGCTGTCTGAACTGACCCCGACATAGACATTGATAACCCGTTTCTTCTGCTGGATTCCATAACTTGAACGGCCAAAATCAACCAGTGCGTCAATATCTTCGCCTGCGTCGTCATCACCATCCAGCCGGTAAATCCCATCGTCAGCGACCCCGTAGTATTGCCCATCCCGCTCAAAGTATGAGTTAAAGCCGTAGTCGTCGTACTGGCTTGATGCCCCGGTGTCCATATTGACGACCCATACGCGGGAAGTCTGGTCAAGGATGGCAGAGGTTCCAAGACCGGCAACCATCGTGTCTATCGTGGAGACAGTTTCAGACAAAGGCGCGGTGAAGGTGCCAATCACCGTGTAAGAGTCGGAGGCGGTTATCTGCTCAAGGATCGAGGCAATGGCAATTCTCGTTGCCGAGATGGTGTCAACTATCGTGCCTACGTTGTTGATAAAAACGATATGCTCAACTATAGTCTTGGAAGCGTCAAGAGCATACACACGTTCTATTAGATACTTCGTCCCGGTTGGCGGGCCTTCAAACATCATGCCCCATCTTACTGGGAAGGTCGCGCTTAGCTCTCCATACTCCGCTTCCTCAAAAATCCTTGCGACGAGTGCTGGAAAGTCGGCGTTAATTTCCCCTCTGCCGATTGTCGTCGTGGTCATCGAACAAACGAGTGCCGGGAACATTGCGAAGATAAATTCAGGCGTTGCCGGGGCAAAGGCAAATTCCTCAAAGTACGCAGTGAGTGCCGGAAAGGTCATATTAATCGCTCCGTACCCATCAACAGTCTCAAACATCTGGCATCCGAACGCCGGAAAGTTTGCCCTGATATAATCTGACGAACTCCTGGCGTACAGTGTGCCAACACCCGAACAGGTTGCCGTTGTCTTCTGGTATGTGAGTGACCCGATTCCTTCAAGAAATGCCTTGCATGTTCCGCCTTGTAAAAGTCCTGTGCCGCTCATCGTTGCCGTGCCGGTGGAAAGAACTTCCCCATCCTCAAATGAGGCGGCGGTTACTTTATCACCGCTGGAATAAAGGTATCCGTAGGCGTAAAGGTCGATGAACTCAGGGACAGGTGAAGGCGTTGTGCTGTGATAAACAACAGTCTCGGTGCCAGTGACCACCGCATAGACAATTGTGTTATTCTCCTGCCGGTAAATCCTGAACTCTGAGTCAAAACTCGGCACACTTCGCAGGCTTGCCTTGAACACCCCATTTTCGTAGACATGCACTCCTGTTATGTCTATCGCCATGCCATGCGAGAATTGAGTAATTGCCAGCCCATCCATCCTGGCAGGGCCGATCATCATGCAGGCACCGGAGATATCCCCTACGGTAAATCTCAGATATGAATTGAAAGGTGATATGCTCCTTGCGGTAGTATCCCAACCACTTGATAGAAGCACGGCGGTTTCCAGATTAGATATAACAACTGTTGATGGGACAGCAGTAGTATCCTGCGAAGGAGTTGTGGTAACGACTGTTGCTGTTGTTGTGGTAGTCGGAGATGTCCCAACCACACCTATAGGGACATAGACAGGGGCTCCGTCAGAAGATATTATATAGGGATTGGAGAAGTCTGCTGAACCACCGCTGTACCCACCACCAAGAACAATGTCGGTTAGGGAGTCCCCGCCAGTATAGGTCAGGCTCATATCAGCACCTCCTGAGTCGGGTAATTGGTCGAGTCATAGCCAACGAAGACGTAGAAACCAAGTCCACTTACCCCGTACCATGAGGCAATGTAATTACCACCAGTCCAAACATAGAGCGGCTTGCCCCAGTCTTGATAAAGTTTCTGGATAAATAAGGTAGTCTTCATTGGCTCCGCTGCCCAGCCAAACAATGTATCTTTCAGAAACGCGACTTCTGATGCTGTTGCAACTCTGATGTCAATGGCAAGGGTGGTGGTCGATTCAGTCGGATATGTTTGAATGACGGGCAGGGCATCACCAACATATTCTCCAACCGGGTACTCGACTACTGATACCGACCCTTCGGAAGATATAGTGCTGCCTGTGCCAGCCTGGACAACTATATATCGCCAATCTTTTGAAAGTATGCTCATGGCATCCCTATTGCGTATTTATCGTATGGACCGACCGGGGCTTGTGGCAGGATTGGAGGACACTGGTATGCGGTGAGAGCGTCTGCCCGTGGGTCATCTCCGTAAAGTCCAAGCGAGAAGTTATCTGCATCACCGACCGCAAATGGCAGTTCACCCATTACTTGCCACGGATCTGTACTCTCATCCTCTGTCTCAGTTGCAGCAGTCCAGTTCAGCGAAGCGAAGGAATACTTCTCAACCCCCACCGGCACGCCTTCAACGATTTCCTCGACCATGTACTTGACGACTCCGATCAAGAATATCCTCTCAGGTGTAACCATGCAGGGGCGAGCGCTGATAAGCTCTACTCCTTCCGGGCAACCTGGCAATGCAGTCCAGCCAGTGAAGGGAGAGCCATAATGCACCGACCTGACCCCGACCTTGACCTTGTTGCTGACACACAGGTAGAGATGAGTCTCACCGAAAAGGTCTGCATAGGTAATATCAGGCCGTACCCCCTCTTCTTCTGTGACTTGGGCCGGGACAAGGACCGTAGCGAGGAACATTCCTGTTGTGGTGAATTTGACTGCCCCATAGGCCCGCGTCCATGTGTAGATAATCCCTGTATGGTCGTGAAACATTACTGAGTCGTAGGGCACAGTGAAATTCACATTCGGATATGCCCCTGCGACCTGCTCAAACATTCGCTTCACATCGAACCAACTTGCAGTGAGATCGAGTGTCGTCAGGCTATCGAGCGTTGCGAGAAACTGATTTGAATTTACCAGATGGACATTGCCACCAATGGTCAGCGAGTAGAATAACCGCCAGTTCTCATCTTCCGGGTGATCATCGTAATGCTCTGAGGCCTCGCACGTTTCCGGACCTGAAGAGAAAACATGACAGGAAGCGTTCACCGCATGGAAGAAAACATTATCAAAGGCATACGACCCAAGCGGTTCGCAAGACCCATCATTCACTGAATTGCTGAGGATGAGCCGTAAATCTTCCGGCATAGAATCATTCAGAATTTCGCTGAAATAAATGGTGTCCTGCGTTCCAAAGGTAACGTCGATGCCGTAGCCAACTGCTTTCCTTGGGGGATCGCCCACAAAGTCGTAAATCCAGGCACTGTGAAAGGAAGTGTATCTGTCGCCCCCGGTCTTCTGGTAAATCCGCCAGGGTGTGTAAGCATCCGCGTATTCAATATGCTTGGCTGCGCAATCAATCCGACTTGCCTGGCTGCCATTGGCGATGTAGAAGGAAGCGGTCTTTTCAAAGACCTGCCGCCACCAGTCGAATGTGCCGTCCCCAGCGATGTCATACTTCATCGAGTCGGAGACAATGACGTTGAAGGTTTCTCCGCGAAACGGAAGCAGAACTGGAGAGCAGGAGTAATCAGCGACAAGAACTGTCCCAGGCCCCACCGTGTCTCCGTTGATCAGCCCGAAATACGACTGATTCACGGCAGGCAGGAATTTTACAGGATAATAGCCTGTATCAATTGATATCTGTCCATTAAAGAATGTCGTGAACTCCCCAGCGACTCCCAAATCCTTGAACATTACATGCAGATCCTGCGCCGGATTGAATCCTCCCGCCCAGTAGTCGGCAACGGCAATCTTAATTCCGTCCTGCGTCGAGCAGGCCACAACTGCACCCATCGGGGACGTGACCCTGCCGCCGTCGATGTCTCCGAGTTGCCAGACCTTGAACCTGAATCCATCCCAGATCGGACAAGCGGATGGGATATCCATCTCCTTGATCTGCGCGAGCTTCTTCTTGGCGAACCATCTGCGCTTCAGGCTGCGGTCGCCATCGAAAGTAATCATTCAGCAATCTCTGTCTGTCCAGAAAAGTTTGTCCAAAAGACAGGCGGCGCGAGGTCATAATCTTGCCACGTTCCGTCGGGAGATGTGGCAGTATAAACACTTTTAGAAATAGCCAAGAATATTTCCCCATTCCAAAATATTTCAGACCATACAGTAGATATTGGCATCGTAGTAAGTGTCCAATTTATTCCGTCTGGAGATGTGGCAGACGCGGAAGAATTGTAGGCAACGATGCAAAAAACTGACCCATTCCAAGCAATAGAAGCCCATGAACCAGACGAGGGAGTTGGAAGAGTAACCTCTGTCCACGAAACACCATCAGAAGAAATTATACATTTATGCTGATAACCAGATTTTAGATAATGAGAAAGAGCGCAAAAGATTGTACCATTCCAAACTATCTTTTTGTACGTCAACCCAGAAGGAGCGGTGGTGTAACTCCATGTTGTTCCATTAGAAGAAGTAGCTATCCTATTAGCCCCAACCGCACAAAATATGCTCCCATTCCAGGCGACACCATATAGAGACATTGCCGCAGGAAGACTGTGCTGGGTCCATGTAACTCCATCTACCGATCGAAGCATCGTAGATACTGCAACAGTATCGCCACCTATTGCGTAAAATACTCCATCTGCTGAGATGATAACAGAGCAGTTTATGTCTACAGGAAAAGCACTTTGAGTCCATGTTTCTCCATCCGAAGATGTCAGGACCATTGTTGCTTTATTAACTGCACAAAAGACAGATCCATTCCAGGCAATAGATGAGAAACTGGTGAATACAGGAATGCCTACACCTGCCCAAGAAGATCCGTCTGCTGATGTTGAAAAAATATTATATGAATCTATATTGGTAAGGCAGAAAATATCTCCGTTCCATGCTATAGAATCCCAACTTGCTGCAAAATTGGAACTAGATAGAGAGGTGATCATCTTTTACTCCGCAGGGATGCCGAAGAAAGCTGCATCAATTCGCTGAGTATCGCCGAGAGTCTTGAGTGCGGTGGAGATAATCATCTCCTTGCCGACAGTCCCGACAGTCAACTGAAGGCGTTTCTCCGTGGTGGCAACTCCGCCAGCGTCAGTAGTCTCTACAATTCTGGCAAATGAAGGATATCCAGTAGCCACATAGTCGCCATGCCATACCTCAGCAGATGCCTTGGAGATAACTCCACTGGCTGAGGTTGTGGCGAGGTTGACTCCTGTCCCGGCACCGTTGAGAGACACGGTGCAGAGCAGTGTTGCCGACCCGATAGAAGCTCCCGCTGTCGCTGGGACGAAGGTCAGCGCCTCAGTAAGTGAAACAATTGAGCCGTAGATTTTGATAACCTTGCCATTGATCAATGCCTCAGTGTCACCAGTTATATTAAAGTGATCCTGTGCTGCCGGAGATAATTTCATTGTGACCTCAATTAATTGCGGCGATTACCTCGCCAATGTTAAGGGAGTGGACCTGCGAAGCGACAAGCGCCCTGTTTGGGAGAAGCGGGCCACTTGTCAGGCAAGTCCCGGCAGACTCCGCTGTCCATATCGAGATATGCGTTACTGTGTACCCTGCCGATCCAGCGGCAACCGTCCAGGAAGCCGCCAGGTCGGACAGGCACATCCCTGTGCCTGTAACTGGGTCGTCAAAGGTGATCGCCTTCCGCACATAATCTGCGTCAGTGCCGACAACTACCTCATTGGCTCCTGTCTCGCCTGGATCATCGGTGTGAAGCGCCACATACCATGCGGTCGGTCTGGTTACTGCCGTAGTAGTAAACATCCATGTGACGAGTAAGTCCTCGCCTGCGTTTGAAAAACTCATATTATCACCCTACCAGTGTAAAGCCAACCGGGACACGTAAGGCCCCGCCGTTGGAATTTATAGTTTCAGGAGACGGAAAGAGAACCCCTGAGCAGAGAACCCCAGTCGTCCCATCCCATGTCGGAGCAGAAGAAATAAAAGCCCCCCTGACAGTTACCCCTGCCGCAAACTCAAAGACGTTGGGATCGACAAGCGTAGTCAGGGTCGCATTGGCAACTGCCGGGAATGTGATGGTCTGCCGTGCCGTACCTGTATAGGATTTGACTTCCCCGCAAGAGGCAATCAAGGTGGTCATGGTATCGGTTGCAATAGGCTGATAGTTATTCCCAAACAACCCTAGATACCAAGCCGAATACTGCGCACCGCCTGTTAGTGCGGAGGCAAGCATGTAATTCAGGGCTACAGTCGGCATGATGTTGTGAATCCGCTGCACCGACAAAACCTCCCCGTCCGGCCCAAGGCGTTCGACGGTGTAGACAAACCCAACCTTCTGTATCTCCATTATGATCTCCTGATTTGTTCTGCTGTAATCCAACTTGTTGCCGCCATCGTGGAGATAGTCGGCGTTTTGAGTGTTGCGATGAACTGCCGTAATCCGTCCTGTTCGCGGATAAGTGACGCACCGTATACCGCAGTATCGACGGCTACGTTATCCTCGACCACATTCTTCATTTGTCCGTCAGGTGTACCGACCACCATCCCGCGTTGAGATTGCCAGCATACGTTTTGCGAGTTGGGGATTTTCTTGCCTGTGCCGTAGACTGCCCCGTAATTAACCGACTGAACAGCCTGTGGAGCGTCAAAGATGTCTCCCGCCCAGAACTCAGTCTTGTTCCCGTAGGCGAAGAAACACCCACCCGTTACAGGCTCCATGAGGTCAACGGTATCGGTGAACTGGATAAAGTTATCTCCCAACCTGAAATGATCGTACTGGTACGGGTCCGAGTACCAAACCCTATCCGCATCAGCGACTATTGCCCGACCATTGGCAAACCTGATTATGCGCCCTGCCGGTGCAGGAGAGACAAAGGCTAAGTCCAAAATACTTGAATCATCATAACGACCTGCAATAACCTGATACGACTGTGTGTTAGGTAGTACATCGGCAACGTGATACAAAACCTCGCCATCCGGCATACTCAAGTACAGCCTGACGTAAACCGCTTGCGGATCGGTGACGGGGGGAATGTTGGAGAAGATAATCCCGCAATTCGCGCCAGCAGATACCGAGACAATCTGAGATGCCCCGGATTCTACCCCGTTCGCATCGACAAAAGAACACGCCGCAAGATACACCCCTGCACCGTAACTTCCCGATGTGGTGGACAGAACCGGAGGGGATGGGCGGGCCATGCCCCAGTTGTTCGCAACGCCGCTAACGATCTTCTTGCAGACAATCCCATCCGAGAAGTAGACCGCACCGTTGAAACAGTCCCACGCGTAGGTTGTGCCGAGGATCCCTGAACAAAGAGTGGTCGCCGTATTATCGGAGTTGAACTGTTTCAGGCTTCCGTTTTCGACAAAGAAAACCCCTTCAGCGCACGAATAGCCGCCTTTCGGAAAACCGGAATAGACCTTTGTTGCAGACCCCTTCCTTCGCCGTGCCTTGCCACTGTTGGTGAAGTCAACATTGACCGCGTTCCGCACAGTTCCTTCAGGGAGGTCATGGTCAGAGGTCTTGTTATTCATCCCCCTTGGGAATGGTCCGAGCCTGACTGTTTTGTCTTCCTCTACCATACCTTGTTCCTGTGTGGTCTGTTTGCGCGTGTTGAACGCTTCCTATCTGCGGTAGGTTTCTTCCCAAAATACCGAGTGAACCTGGCCTCATGCTTTTCAGATTCCCCTGAGTCGTACATATCAGAATCAGGCTTTCCGTAGGCTCTATACAGAACCCAGTGATACAGGTATCGGTGATGGGATAATGCAATTTCAGGGGTAGGTGTTGGAGTGCCAGTAGTCCCCATTGTCACCAAAGGAACCCTGTGAACCTCAAGTTTTAAGGTGTATGATTCGACGGGGGGGGGGACTATCTGCACACTTAATTCATCAACAATGAGCGTATCGGGTGCTCCGTCTTCTTCTCGCCATGTCGGTCTGTAGGTGTCGAGCGAATCACGCTCCTGAATTGAGAGATACGTTATATTGCCACCAGTATCCACAAGATACGCAGCGTTTACCGTTGTGATTGCGGTATGCAGAGCATAGACAGCGGATGCTGAAGTTACGGCTATATCGCAAACGGCGGCGGTGGTATTGTCAAATATTAAGCCCCTGCGCCTACACGCCTCATCAACCGCCTCGTTGTAATACCCGACCACTACTGAGTCAGCCAGGAATGGAGGGATTGCTGAATCATTCGCCTCAGTTCTGTATTGAGAAATCAGGTCAACGATGTTCATTATTCTATCCCGAACTTATCAATTAAATTGATGACCTGCGCTTTCATCTCGTACAGTTTGCCTTCGGTGATATCAAAGTTGAAATTCCGCTTGGCATACTCTGATAAAGCCTGTTTGCGAGGGACGGACATGATGAAATCCCTTGCTGACTGCAAGACTTCCTCCTGATCGCCTTCCTTCGTTTCCGTTTCAATCCCGGCCTCTTCAGTGACTTCACCGAGAACGAAAACGTCAGGATGCTTGAGCAGGAGAACCGCTTTGTCGCTCTGGATCATCAGCGTCTGACCTTTCGTCCATTCGCCGCCAGAGTTGTAGTTTCCGTCCTTGCATGTATCTCTGAAACCGACATACTTGACGGGAGTAAATTCATTCATAAGTCCTCACACCCCCCGGCGAACCGGGGGGAGGTTTGAGTTTATCAGGGCTGTCCGGTCATTTCACCGATAACGGCGATATCTGCCTTGCCAACTGCATCAGCAGCGGCACCGGCCCAGGTAAGGGTAAGATAGGCGGCTTTCGGCAGGGTGACGGGACGAACCGCAACATTGGTCATCCGCAGTTTCGCCTGAGTTGCCAGGGAGGTAGCGGCACAGAAATAATCTGCATCCTGCGGGACAGCGGTAGAATCAACGCCGTCAACATAGGCAAAACCGATAGCTCCGGTGGTTGCAGCAGTGAACGCGTCACTGATGTTGAGCATGTAGTCATAAATCTTCAGACCAGCCGGGAGGATGCCGAGACGAAGCACATCGTTTACCTGAATGGCGGTGGTCAGGTCAGAGTCAGCCCACACGCCCGCTGAAGTGGTCTCAAGGGGGTAGTGCAGGATGGTGGCGTTACCCCACGGCACCCCGCCGATACGGGTTTCAGTTGCAATGCTTTTCTTTGTTACAGTTGCCATAATAATTCTCCAGTTAGATTACAGTGCTACAACGGTATCAAGTGCGATAACGCCGAAGTCAGTAGGCTGAACAGACACGCCGTGGTCTACGTCAAAGCGGATTTTGGACTTGCCGCCGATCTGACCGCAGACGATTTCCAGGTTGTTCTTGAAATCTGTTTCTTCTTCCTCGAAAAAGTACGGTGCGCCGGAATGCTTGCTCTTTCCAAACGCCTCAGCAAGTGCCATGCCGCCAAGAAGCAGGGCGCGGTCAACTGCGTAGGCGGTAGTGAAAGCTGCGGGGATCAAATCGCCGGAGATTTCCGTATCACTGGTGAGAGAAGTACAGTGTAGAAGCTCATTGCCAGTGTAGAAGCGAATCGGTTTCGGCAGTTTGACAATGAGAATGCCGCGCCACAGAAGGGAATCGTTCATGAACAGAGGATGGTTCTTAGCCATCTGCCCACGGGCAACCGCGTTAGCCATCAGGGTCCGGTAAGAAATGGAGTTCTGCGTGGATTTCACAAACGAGTTGTACTGTTTCGGGGATACCAGCAGAACGCGGATAGGATCGTCAGCGGCCATCTGGTCATCCTTGAACACTACCGGAGGCGGTGCAAGAGCCATTTCCTCAATAGTCGTTGCCAGTGCATCAACAACGTCCATGTTGAACAGGTCGGTAGAGGCCATGGTGATCTCACTGCCAGCAGCAGCGACATACTCAATGCCCGTACCAGTGGACATATAATGACGGTTGTAGGTCGGAGCCTTGACAGTGTTGACACAGACACTTGCAAAGTCAGCATCAGAGGCCAAAGGTACAACCCACTCGACATCATTGGCGAAACCACGGGCACCGGCCAGGTGGACATGCTGAAGCTGGTCCTCGTAGCGGGTCATGAGATTGAAAGACTGCTCACGGGCCAGGGACCGAAGCTGCCATTTGGTTCTCTGCTGGTCCATAACACCACCGGCAGAAATCGGGAAACGGGCCTGGTCGATGTGCAGCTTGTCGCCGGAGAAGGTCAGATTCTTACCAAGACCCTGCGCGACCTTGTTGCCCATGATCGGCTTGCCGGTAATAGGATTGATCAGGTCAAACTTGATCTCATCGCCAGCACTTTTTGTCAAATCCATTGCCCGAACTACCGGCAAAGAACTTTTCGACTGGAATTTCAGGTTATTCTCAGCGTCGGCCTGCTGCGGAAGATTGCCGGTCAGACGATTGAGTTTGGTCAATCTGGCCATTGATGCCGTAAACAGACCAGCGGCCTGAGTTACGAGCGCCTGGTCGGAGCCGTAGGGAATAGATGTTACTGCCATTGTGTTACCTCATTAGGTTTCATCTTATAGTTCTGTCGAGAAACTCCATTATTTCGTTAGGCGATTTCCCGACGAATTTATTCATCAGTTGTACGGGAGTCATATTCTGCATCGCGCCAGCCTCATCGTGATGTGCCGCCGTTCCAGCTGGGATATCAGACAGGCTTTTGGGTACAGACTTTCCGGTGGCTTTCTTCTCGGCCTCTGCTGCTTTCATGGCGACTGTATCCGTTGTATCGCCAACGGGGGCAGGGTGTGCGTCCTTGAATGCGGTTACCATGTCAATCACATCCTTTGCGGTGCCATGCTCAATGATGTTCATGTAGGCTGCTTTGATCGGGCCGGGGTGTTTGTCCACCCACTCCATAATCTCAGGTGCTGCCATAATATCGTCAAAGTCCTTATGGGCATCCCTGATCGTGCCGAAGTGCTTCTCAGCAATCGTGTCGTTCGTGGTCTTCATTACCGGGGCGAGGTCAGCGGAGATTTGTTTCTTCAGTTCCGCCATCTCTGCCCGGAGTTCTTTGACCACACTGGCGTTGCTATGCTCCATCAACTCCAGCAATTCCGGGAAGTCCTCTTTAACCGATTCCCTCAATGAATCCGTGGCCTCGGTCGTGCCGGTTGCTGCGTCCTGTTCTTTTGCAGCCTTCAGACTTTCAAGAAGGGCTTCTCTCTCTGCAAGGGTATTTCTCAGAGATTCGACCTCTTCTTTCGCGGCCTTAGCGTCATTTCTCGCCTCGACCAACTTCTCGTATTCGATGGTATGAACACCGTCTTTGGCAAGAATTACCGGCTTGACTTCTTCCTTCTGTTCTTCCTCTTTGACCTCTTCAGTGTCGAGGGCTGGCGTTTCCTCGATTGCTGTATCGCCATTACCCGTCAAGAAACGGGCCATCTGCTCGTCGGTCAATTCTCCTTCCAACTTCTCAAAATACTGTTCTGCTTCCATGCTACGCTCCATGCCAGATATCGCCCTGGCAGCAAATAGAGATTAAATTATCGTTGAACGCCTTCTGCCTCAATGCCAGTCATAGCCCCCCCGGTCGGTTGCGTCTCTTCAAGTGCTGGCGCAACCGGAGTTGCTATCTCAGGTTCTTGTATTCTCGGGGGAAACATCGGTGATGTGTTCTGCTGTACGTCAGTTGTCACAGGATCGACCGGAATCGCGCCTTGCTGCATTCCAGTGACAGGCGCGACAATCGGGTCTTCGTCCATGTCTTCACCGCCAGATGACTTCAACACCTGATCGGCAACAGGTACGACTTGTGGCATGGTGACGATCTGGACACCAGCCTGGACCGCTGAGTAAATCGCCTCAATCCGGTCGATGACCTGTTTGGTGACAAGGGAAGATATCTGCGCGTCGGCAAGTTTCTCTTTGATATCCAACTCTCTTGTCTTCGCTTCAACCTCTGGATTGGGCGCATTGGTCATGTTTCGCACAGCCTCGGCCAGTTCCTTCTTGTTCGGCGCGTTGGTTAAGTCAAAGATATGGGGGAATGCAAGTTCCTGGTATTTCTCAGGCATCGACTTGACAATCTCCGCTAAAGAAGTCAGTTGTTGCGCCTTGTAAGACGGGGTACTCGGAACCTCTGAGAGCGTGACCTTCAGTTTCGTGCGCTGGACATCGTTGGTCAGGAAATCGCCTTCAGGTTTGTTCAGGACAATGGTCTTCGATTCGTTGATTGCGGTGCCTGGGATGGTGACCTCTTCCTCTTCCATTGTGTCTTCTATCAGCAATGACAGAAGAACGTCTCCAACTTCAGCTCTTGCAAAAGCAAAGTTATCGTTCAGGTCAGGAAGCCCCTGCACAGATTGCTCTGCAAGGCGGTTCAGGTCGCCCGGAGCCATGCCAGCCTTGTTCCCCTGCATGTATGCCTCAGCAATGCGAGAAACACGCTTCAGGGCCTCTCTAGCGTCCACTAGGCGGTCATATTGCTGCTGGGTCAGGGCAGAGTTGTCTTCAATCTCAAACCTCGCCCCAGGTTTCGCCATTTCGGTCTGGTCGAGGATGATATCAGCGTCACTCCTGCCGACCATACTTCGGAAAACTTCGTCAGTATCGAAGACTGCGCCCTCTGTTCGGATGGTTCGAGTAGCCCCAAGCATCCATTGCATCTTGCTTGTCCTGGCGTTGATCTCGTCTTGCAGATACATCATGCCCCGTGCAAGCGCGTAAGGGACGGCTGTTCGGTCTTCTCGCTTGCCCCAAAACGGAATGTACTTGAACTTGCCATGCTTATACGGACTAGGACCATCATAGAGTCTATGAGGCCCAAGAAACCAAGCCAGCCTGACCTTACTGATATTCGCTTCTACCAGTGGAACACCTACGGCAGCGGCCTGTAAATGAAGGGGATTCTTCTTGTCGTATTCCAAGATTCTCCCGTCTCTCATCTTCAATACCAACGCCCGCTCCCAGACCCGATACCAGACCTCAAACAGACATGCCCTGCCATTTACCCCGTCCCGCCATTCCTGTTCCTCAATTGACCAGCCGCGCTCGATACCCATAGAAAGTTCTGTACTAGACCCCCCATCGGTCAAGTAAGAACTCAGCGCATCAACACTCTGCCAACTCGTTACCGCTCCCCTGATAAGCTTCTCTTTGCCGGGGAACATCAACACTGCCTGGTCAACTGGGGTCCATTTTCGCCTGACTAAGTATCTTGCATCAGATAAGTCGTCCTGTTTCGCCAGGAAGTCCCACCAGATTTCATTCCGGTGAATATGCAAACACCGATAAGGATACTTAAACGGGTCCGGTTCACGGTCAACCTCTACCCATCCCAGTCCTACTGAAATTTGTGATTTATACGCCTTGGAACATGCCAGGTCAGCCTTCGACATTCTTTCTGCCTGGTTCAACTTGAAAGCGAACGCCTCTGCTACCTGCTCCCCTTCATTGTCTTTTTTGTCAGAACCTACCAGCCAATCCCGTCTATTCAACGCCTCAATCCCACACAGAGAGTCAATCACCCCCCCCATCAACGGTTCTATCGAAGGCGGAATACCTTTCTCCCTCTGTGCCAGCAGAACGGCAGCGTCTAACTGGTTGCCGTCTATGTAGTCCATCTCCTTGTCTGCTCTACTTCTCCATGCAGGCTGATTGAAGATTTCCTCTAGCCAACCTGTAAAGACTTCAAGCGTACATTCTTTCATGCAACTCTCCAGTTCACCGGAGGGGGGATGCGTCTCTGTCGCTTCATCTCGTTTCTCATGGACCCCTCATTACAGGCTATGTATCGGAAACAATCGGCACCGTGACTGTGCTCGTCATGCAACGGAGCACCAGCGGTTTGTGTGGTGCGATTGATTGACCTCTTGTACCGCTTCAAATGCTCGACTAACTTGCCGGTCTTCTTCTTGTCGAAATACGTCCGGGCCATCATCATTCGGGCAAGTCGAATACCGCCCTCAACGTCAACCTCGATGATCGACTCTCTACCAGGCACAACCCATCCCAAAGCGGTAAACGTATCAGCGCAAGTCTTGCCACCTGATGCTATATTCCCTGAAAAACCATCGTGAGGCAGGAACACCCCCCCCCAGTTGTATTCACGCTTCTTTAACTGGATCGAATACCAGTCCAAAGTCTTATGGTCGCCCTCAAGGTAGTCAATGACCCTCACTTCACTTAAATTCCGCTGAACCATCGCAATCGAAAGAGTGTCGTTCCAGCCAAGGTCAACAACCACATGCACCTTCAGAATCGGGTCGTATGGCACATTACAAATCCTGCCCTCGTCCTGTGCCGCCTGCATCTCATCGTAGTAAATCGCACCCTCGGCGGCTGGTCGGCATTTACCCTCCCAGATGTTCGGGTAGTCCTTCGGGTAGAATTTCTGGCAATGAAGACGCTCTGCTTCCATCACATCATTGAACCACGGATTGTCCGAGTAGTTCATGTGGACGATGATGCAATTCTCCGGGGTGTTAATGGCAAACCTGACATGCGTCTCGTCAGTCTCAAGGTCAGGGTTATACGTGACCCATATCTCTGACCCATCTTTACGAATGGTCGGGATTAAGATATCCCAGGACCGCTTGCTTAAAGCCTGTGCCTCTTCAACCCAGCAGATATCGACGCCCTCAAACGACTTAATACTGTCTACCGTGTGAGACGAAAGTCCTGAAAAACTAAATATCGTGCCGTTCTTTCCCCGGATCTCGGAGTCTAAGACCTCGTAGTGGTAGTACAGCCACATCCTCTCAATCTGGTCTGCCAGCAACCGATGAACCGAATCCTTGATCGACTTCTGGACTTCACGGGTACACAATACGCGGGTCTGTCTCGCCCTGCCTATTGCCAGCAATGCCCTAGCGTAACTCCACGATTTTGTTGAACATCTTCCGCCTTTTGCCACCTTGTAGCGCATAGGCTCAAAGAGGAAGGCAAGTTTGTCGGGGATGTCTACTGCTAGTTCACTCATCTCTTTGCGGCCAACCCCAGGCAAGGACGGTGGGTCTGCTTCGCCGCACTATTGGCGGTTGATCGGCCCGAGAAGCTGCCATTTCTAAGGTAAAGGGCAGGTCGAAAATTGGGAGAACGGACGGATAGAGTCTCAGTGTGTACATTAGTAGTAGAGTATATTATATACACACTGAGCCTATTCCTTAATCCTGTCGGCCTGTTACGCACCACTTTTGCTCTCCAATCCGGGGTTTCTGCAATTCTCACTGTGTACAAGGGGCGAGTGAACTGTCCGCTAAAATCGGACGGTTGAAACGACTCAGCGGAAATTTATATTAAGTTGCATCCTGAATACTCTGCCCATAGCCGTCTTGCTTTGGCCCAACTTCCCATGCACTGCTTAGTGGTATGCGTCCGGGGTTCGGTGATTATCCCCATCGCAGCCTCTTCAAATGCCAATGCCGCCAACCTGATCGGGTGGTCGAGTGGCAAGTTGTCCGCGTCGGCCCTGGAAATCATCTCTTGCGCTAAGGGTGTCTCGGGCATAATTCACTCAGCGGAAATTTATAAATCGCTCCCTATGATACGAAGGGGCGCAACCGGCAACCGACCACCCCCCCCTATCGACTTTTGGCCCATCATCCTGACCCATACATGCCCCCGAATCCGGGTGAAAACCACCTCGACAGCCATTTTTGCAGGCTACCGATTTCACAACGATTAATGCCACTCTCTCAGTACAGATATACCGACAATAGCGGGCAACCTGAGAATGCTTCCTGTATATGTTAGGCAGTACGACCCTGCAACATGGACGACTGATATATAATCAGTTGCTCTATTTGCGCCATGCCTTGATAATACTGAGCTACACGTCATCACTGTCCTCGGTGGTTGCGGATATTTGCGGCAATGGGGCTCCTTCGCACTCGATCACCGGCTGAACAGGAGGCAGGGCACTGACTAGGCGGATGGATATGGCCTCGATCTCGGTGCGACCTGAGTTGCGATTGTCATTTTTGCTTTCAGTCCGGGTGTTTACGTGGTTGTGATGGTTGACTGCATCGAAGATATAGACGCTCCGGTCCATCGCTCCTGCTGCTGCCGCTTGGAACTTATAGTCCTGCATTCTCAACTGTGTGCTTTTTGACACACCCGAAAACTCTTCGCCGCGTCTCTCAATCTCATTCCATATGTCCTTGGAATACATACCGATGTGGTATTGCAGTCCTGCTACCGTGGGGAGGAACCCTTTCACCTCGCACTGGTCGAAGTAGGAGTCAACCGCATCCTGTAGTTCATCCGGTGTCTCATATATAGGTGGTCGTCCTCTCCTGGCGCATGAGCCGATGTTCTTCAGCGTCTCGCGCCGTGCGTCTAGCTCTTCTGGTGATATAGCAGGCTGGGGGCTTGGCTTGCGTAGGCGTGGTTGTTTGGATGCCTTCTTATTGCGCCGTGCCGTCATGGTCTGCATCAATCCTTACCCTGGGGGGTATACACACGCACTATCTGTGGCATCTTGTACCATGCGCCGTACTGTGGGTTCTTTACCCTGATTGTGTGGGTGTAAACCTTCAGCGAGGGCGTAGGGGCGTAGCCGGTTGTCCATGTGGGGCTGGCGGTGGTCGTCTTCGTCATGCCTTCACTCCGTAGCCCTGAGCGTTCATCCACTCACCGGCCTTGAGCATTGTCTCACTGTACCGTTCTGGCGGCATCCTCAACCCACACTCCACACAATCGCCAGCAGTGTAGAGGGGAGCCATGCAGCTTGGGCACATCAGTGTCAGTTCTACCCTATCAGGGGCGACTGTCATCAAAATGTCTATCAGTTCTTCTACCATATCAGTCCTTGTCTATCAGGTCTTCGTATCGTTCGGAGAGGATCGCGCCGGGGTCGTGGTCATCCCACGGATTCTGGCTATAGGTGAGGTCGAATGTCTTCTTGCTCATTGCCTTGAGGTAATCGGGGTGGCGCTTCACATTGCCAGGGACCATCCCATAGTTCTCATTGCCGAACACCACAGGACAGGCAGAGAACAGGTATCTACTCCACATTGCCATAACCTTATCCTCGGTCAGCGTATCACCAGCCTTGAGTATCCCTATAATTGAGTGGTCGCATCTACCCTCACCAGCACATGCAGCATCTTCGCCCGATTGTGTGCGTATGACTGTCTCAGCGTTCAATCCTTGGTTGGCTGGTGCATCACTCATCGGGATATCGCACGTAGAATATACCTGGCCGTACCATCCCGGAGCATCTACCCTATCGAACACATCCTCAACCCAGGCGAGAGCCTCAGCAACGGTCATTGTCTCATTGAGGTCCGGCCTCATAGTCTGTCGTCCTCGTATCCATCAACATACAACCCGGCAATCACGCTCCACTGCTCATCCCATGCCTCATCATCACTCAACCCAGGCATACTGTCACTCACAATGGCGGCAGGGGTCTGTTCCTTGCGCCCGAACGTCCTCTCGTAATTGTCCCGGTAGGCATCGTTGGGGTATCGTGTATAGATTGAGCCTTTACCTATCTGCATCAGTCCTCACGCTCCCAGTCATTCCTAAACCGGGTCCACTCGTCACCGTCTACATCGTCCAACGGATCATGAGCATAGTCCCGGCCTGTTTCATTCATTGGTTCGTCAGGCAGGTCGCTGAATATATCGACTAAATCTTTGATGGTCTACCGCCGATACGTTCTGTTCTTGATTTCCCCATCAGCCAGCATAACAGGGGCGAACTCCACCTCGCAGGCAGAGCAGTCGATATATGTGGAGTGACCGGGGGATTTAAGGATTCCCGATACATCATACTTCTTGCCGCACTTGGGGCATGCCGCTTCTTTCTTCGCCATTGTCAGCTCGTCTGATTCCATCGGATTTTTTGCTTTCTCGGCCAGTCCACCTTGTATATCCTGGTAGGCTTGACCCTATCGAATCTGCCGCACATCTGGCATCGCCTACCGGCGGCATCACAGCAACAAATTATCGTCGCTTTTCGTTTCATCCCTATTATTATACCATAACCTAACTATCTATGCAATACCTTTATTTGCTAGGCAGCAAAGAAAAAAATACTCAATTAAACAGAACAACCTTTATGCATATCAATATACTGCTTGGCGGATGAATAGATATCACAGTCAGGGAACCCAAGACACTGCCCTGCTGCAAAACGAACGTAGGCTGCTTCTAAGATGGAAT